CTGTCAACACTCCCCATATAGGAGCTACTGACCAAATGGGTCCGAACGAGCCCTGGAACGGAGTAAGTCATGTCACCATTTTACGCGGTTGGACCAATATGCGGCACTGGTTTTGCCCTTAGCAATGTTTTTTGCATGTCGCTTCTTAAAAGCAGCCCGTTTATCTTTCATTGCTTGGCTTTCACCTGCTTTTGGCTTGCCCGCAGTTTTTGCGCCCTGCTCGCCAAAGCGAATGAGCTTGATGGTGTCGCCCTCTTTAGCCAACACGATGTGGGACTTCTTCGGGTGCTTGGGCGTCCGCTTGGGCTTGTTGTAGCCCGAAAGACCGTGCTTCTTCATGAGCGTTGCGCCCCTTGCAGCATTGCGACGTTTTTTTGCAGAAACCGGCATGACTACCTCTTTTTGCCTTTGTGCAACCCGTGCTTGGCGTGTTGCTTGCCTTTCTTGATGGCTTTGCGCTTTGCGGCAGTCGCGGCACGATAGGTGCGGTCTTTCATAGCGCCGTAAGCAGACGAGGGCAGATACGCCTCGCCCGTAGCGTCAGGCCCTTGGGTGCTGGGCTTGCCTGACTTGGTGCGCCATTTTTGCTTGGTCCAACGCTTGAGCGACTTCTGAGTTTCTTTCACTTGTAGCCCCCGCCTTTTTCTTTATACCGCTTGGCGAGCATCTGGGCCTTGCGGGCAGACCACTGGCCCGGAGCGCCGCCTTTGCCGCCTGCTTTGATGGCCGCAAAAAGACGCTTACGCATCATGGGCTTGGTGTAATTGCCTGCCTCATTGACCCTGCTTTTCTTCTCAGCCATCGTACTTCTTCCGGTTGGTCGTTCGGCTGACGGCTCGGATGTTCTTCTTGCCGTTGCCACCGCCTTTGCTTAGGGGTTTCTTGTGGTCAACCTCGCGTGAATCGCCTACCTCTAGGCCCAAGGCGCGACGAGCCGCATTTCTGCGACTGCGGTTGCGGCGTTGGGCGGGCGTGCCGTGATACTGCGCGTACTCTTTTTTGTAGTTACGCGCCACGGTTTACTCCGCCGTTCTCGGACCCGCGCCCATGCCGTCCATACGCATACGGGGCATAGGAGGCATCTCCGCTACGTTGTCAAGAGGATCCATTTCTCGCGGAGAGGGCACAGGGCCGCCACTCAAAATTGCGTTCGACATCGCATCGCCTTCTGCCGCTCGACGGCGAAGGTCGGCTTCCGCCTTGGCCTGAATTTTTTGGCGCTGCGCCTGTTCTTGAGCGTATGCCATAGCTCCGGCCATATCCGAGTCCTCAAAAAGCGCCGCGCTTTCTTCAGGGGACATGGCTGCCTGCATAGCCTCTAGTCGGGCAAGCTCGGCACGCAGGTCTTGCATTCGCCGCACATCTTCCATTGTAAGTCCACTAGCCATTCTTGGCCTCCAAAGTGAGTTTTTCTGTTTCTTCTTCAATAACTTGAGGAGTAAAGTAATCACCCCTCAGCTTCTTGGTTTCTCTCTTGACTTGAACCAGCGCAGTAATGATGTCCGAGTGGACGGACTCTTGAGAGTCAGACCCGCTGTTCTTGGCGGAAATCACCTCAAAGTTCATCTCATGCCACGCCCGGAGTTCTTTTGCAATAGCGGGTGTAATGCGGCCCTCCATCAGCGCCGCCATAATTTTACACCCAAATACAAGCAAGTCGTCATAGTCTCGAACAGGGTGACTGGCGATAAACTCAGCTACTTCCTTTCTTTTCTCTTTGGGAACCAGCATCAGCCACTGGGCGTAGTCTCCACCCCCACCTTCCGGCGGGCGTCCTTTACCTTGACTACGACGAGATGAGCTTGCCATGTAAAACTCCTGCCCAGTTAGTAAGATAATAACAGGCGACCGTCAAGCCTCCGCGTCACCCCAGCCAAGTTTCGAGGCAACGTCCGTAGCGTCGGACCTCGGAGACCTATCCAGATGACGCAGAGTGATGCCGTTCCAAACGCGAATCGAGCGATAAACACCGTTGAACTTTGTTTTTGCTACGCTCGCCCTGAAGTCGCGCTCAGAAAGCTGGCGACTGAATAGTGAGTAACTCTGAGGGCGCTGCTTCATGTCCTCGCACCACTCGACGTAATCCATGTAGAGTTGTTTTTTGGATACGGTCTTATGTTTGCCAATAACGCAACGCTCTTCCATGTACTCCGACAGAACATCCATCTCTTCGCGATATTCATTCGTGGCCATCGTCACTTTGGCGGGTGGGGTAAGGCCGCTTTCCTGCCAAGCTAGGCAGCCTTGAACGAGCTTCACAAGAATGCCGGGAGCCTCTGCTTGCAGCTTTTGGAGTAAGAACGGGTCTTTTTTGGCAGCGGGGATTTTTCTCCGCCACGGAATGCGGAGCACTCGACGCCAGATGCCCTCATCATTGCCCTTGATGATTGGCCGGTGGTTGGCTGCGATACAGAGTTTGTGTGTCGGCATGAACTGGTAAAAGTCCTGACGCATCTTACGGGCGCGAATCGGGTCACTTCCGGTCAACTGCTTGATGAGCACCTCGGCAAAAGGCTTGCCCTTCTCGACCTCCGCGTTAGCCACAAAACGCGCCCCTTCTAGGTCCGCCACCTCTGTAGGATGTGACTCATTTCGTTTCGCCATGAGCAGTCCCGGCGCGCCCTGAATTGCGTAGTCGCCCAAAATGTACATTAAAGCTAGTAAAGCAGTTGTCTTGCCGTTGCCGCCTGTCCCCTCCATGAAGAGAAGAACTTGCTCAGTGACCAGACCCGTGAGGCAATAGCCGAAGAAACGATGCAGGAACTCGACGACTTCCTCATCCTCCTCCATCGCATACATGATGAACTCATCCCAGACGGGGCACTTTGCGTTCACGTCCCATTTGACTGGGCTGATTTTAGTGATGTGGTCGGTCCTGTCGTGAGGAGATAGTTTGCCTGTCCGCAGGTCGAGCGTCCCATTTGCCAAGTTAAAAAGCCAAGGATCCGCATCCAGCTTGTCTGACGAGATACAGACTTCAGCCTCGGTTGACGCAACAGTCACTAACGAGTTAAGTGAACCGCAACTTTCACTGCGAAGCGCGTGACGCTCCAATGCTTTTTTACGCTTGCGGTCTGGTTCGGAAAGTGCTTCCGAGAAGATGAGGCCAACCGCAGACTTCGCATAGCGATGGATGGCCCCGTCAGTATCCCTAAGCCACCTAGTCTCGTCGAAGAGATACCATGTGTTGTGAGTCGAGCAGTAACGTATGTTGACCCCGAAGGACGCAATCATACGTTTCGCGTTCCCGAGGTCCGTAAGGTTAAAGTTGCCCGAGGACGAAGGCGCGAGCGGGCCGTGGTGCTCATCTTCTTCTGGGTTAAACTGTTCGCCCGCAAGCTCTTGGAGCAGCTTCCAGCCAAGGCTGCGGCCCTCGTTGTCTTGTTTGTGACCCTTGCAGTTTTTGTGTAAGCAGCCTGCCGCGATCGCCCCGCTGTTGAACTGGACAACATACGCGCTGCGGTCGGTGTGAGAGGGATTCCAAGGACAAACGTCAAAAACCCAACGCCTTCCCTTGCCCTGCCAAGGGTCCGGGCCTTTTGCTTCGGGGAAGTTCGCCAACATCCAAGTGGCCAATCTCGCGCTCTGGCCAGATGACAACTTCTCACGCTTATTCTCTTTAGGAGAATCAGCCAGTAGCTCTTGTAGCTGCTGCTGCTGAACGACTTCTTTTGGACCACATTTTGAGATAACGTGAGCAAAGGGCCAAGGCCGCTCTTTTGTATTTTCACCCTTCCGTGAAAACGTGCCGTAGACCTTCCATATCCGGGAGGGGTTGTGTACCGACTGGTCAATGATTGCGCGGGCGTCTTGATTGAAGCGGAACGCCAAGAAGTCCAGAATCTTGCGATGAAGCTCTGGGGTCAATCCTTCACACTCGTACATCAGGTGGTAGCCGTTGCCTGAGTCGGCAAACAGCGGCGCGGGCCAACCCTTAGATTCTAAGTAAGAGCGCACCTTGCCTACGATAGACAGGGCGCACTCCTTTTCCACTTTGCTGCTGGAAGTGTTGACTGGCCGCGACGGGTCAACGTCGATGAGCAGCCATCGTATTTCTGCCACGTCTTTATCAGACGCGCTCTGGCCCCGACGGGCAACTCCGATGGAGTTCCAGTCGGTTTTGACGGCGGTGTCCTTGAGAGGGTTCGGGGTGAAGTACACTCCTTTAGCCCCTGCTTCGTCGAGGTGTGCTGCTGCTTCAGCTAAGTCGCCGTGGTTGTCAAAGAAACCGTTCCAAGTGCGGAATCCTTCTCCCTCCGGCACTCCGAGCGCGCGAAGCTCGACAACCTGACCGGGACGCAATATCATTGAAAGACCGCGTTTGATGCGGTCAATGCGGGTTTGATCCGGCATGTTCCCTCCTAGAACAACGAGTCTGCGGCCTGAATGTTCTCGATGGCTTCATCGGAGAAGCGGGTGTCGCGAAGCATCTCCGTGACCGCTAGCTCTGGTATCCTAAGTTGACGCCCAACGCGAAACGCTCGTAGCTCATTTGCGCGAATCAAACGCTGTACCGTCCGAGGACTCACACGCAACTTCTCGGCAACCTCACGCACGGATAGTAACTGATTTGATGTCGAACTCATTCTCCCTCCTATGCCAACAAGTAACATAGGCAGCACAAATGGTCAATAGTGCTTTTTTGCGCCAGAGGCGACATTCTACGTTTTCTACGCTTTCTACGTTTCGGGTGTAGAACAAAGAAGCCCCGTTGATGCTGGACAATCCGAGTTGTTCTACGCTTTCTACACTTTTTTGCCTATTATGAGCGGCAGAAACGTAATTACGCTACTAGATGTGGTGTACGCTAGATGTTGTAGTTGTGTTCTACAGTTATATACAACAAAAAAGCGTAGAAAAAACACACAATCACAGCATAGCTACGGGCCAAACTGGAATAATCGTTCTACGCTTGCCAAAATAAAGTGTAGAAAAGCCGTAGAAAACCGTAGAAAACCGTAGAACGGAAAATGCGAAAAATTGCTGTCATGTTGAGGGAGTTACCCAGATAATAAAACGCAAAGCCTAAAAACCGGCGATGCCTTGTTTTTTTCCAAAGCTGAACATTTGTTCACGCTGTACATGCGTTCAGTGTCTCCGCTTGGAGATGTCTCGGCGTGGAGATGTCTCCGAATGGATACACTCGGGTTGGATACGTCTCCGCTTGGAGAGGGTATGTCACGGGTGAACAGTCGTTCAGTGTATCCGAACGGATAGGGTATCGGCTCGCCTCGACGGGTGAACACTTGTTCAGGGTAGGCTACCAGGCGGCGCGGTGTCGGGCGTGTGGCCAGCCCCCAACCCACCTATGGTGCGCGTCTATCGACTATCTCAAAAAAAGTTTCGCCCGATATTCTAGGTTCAAACTGGATAATAACATTCATCCAAAAAAAGTTTGCTTGTGGCCTTGCCATATCTAGCAAAACAGGGCATACTGTATTCACAAGGAACGAGAAACAACCACACACAAGGAGACACACAAGATGACGCCCGATATTAAACTGACAAGCAGCCTAGTAAATACCGAGCACGTTCGGGCTATGGTCAAGGCGCTGAAACACTCCAAACTACCCGTCAAGTCAGACCGCACGTTCTATGAATGCAAAGTGAAAGGAACCACCATTTTTTGGGCAATGAAGAAGAACCGTCGCGAGGATGTTTGGCTAGTCCGCAAGCCCGCCGACCTGTTTATCTAAACCACACAACCACACAAGGATGAAACCATGACACAAAAACACTTCAAAGCTATCGCGAGAGTATTGAATAACCGACACACGCCCGTCAAGACGACACAAGCCGTAACAGTGCGAGCTATCGCCGAAGATTTAGCGGAAGAGCTATTGAAGCACAATCACAGGTTTGACAAGGAGCGATTTGTCAAGGCTTGCACGAAATAAGGAGGACACAATGGACTAGGCAACCACGGGCAAGGGTGCGCCCACAAGTACCCGCACTGCACATACGCAGCGTCGTATCCTGCACGGATGGATACCTAGGTCCACGAACGGACACAACCACACAAGGAGGACACTATGGGAGCGCACAAGCCGTACAACGGACACAAGAACTGGACACACTGGAATGTTGCCCTCTGGCTATACAGCGAATGTTTTCTCTACGACATGATGTGTGCCGCCGTCCGCACTGCGCCCACGCTAGACAGTGCCGCACGTTTAATACATGCCATGTTAGAGGGTCAATCCACTCCTGACGGTGCACGATATACCTTCACGTCAATCCGCGCGGCTATCGCTAACTGGGATAGCTAGACACCACACACGACACCACACAAGGAGACAAGAACATGCACACGACCCACAAGTACCTACACGAGGTAGACCCTCAAGCTAAGACTGAATCATGGCCCTTTGAAGGGCATCCGTGGAGTGGACGAACCGTTGGCGGATACGGGCGTAAGATACCGACTGATCAAGGGGTAAGGCTGAACGGTAGACGATACAGGGTGTACGTTATGCAATACTCAAACGTTGGAACGGCATACATTCAAACCAAACGATACGGACGGCTGATTATTCGATAAAAACACTTGACAGCCACACACAACCACGATAGACGATATACAACCACAAGGAGGACACCATGGACGCCAGACCTAGACAGTACCGTACATATTATGCCTATCGTTGGAACCGGCGCTACCGCTAGACACCACACACCACAAGGAGGACACCATGGTACAGATACACACTAGAAATGAAGACGGCACACGTCATACCTACACGGCTCACTACTTATCAGACTGCATAGACAGCACGGATAGACTTGCAATGGAGCTATGCCTAGAACACGGCGACACCATAACCATTGGGTGCGTTATCGCAGAACCCGTACCACAAGGAGGACACAAACAATGAGTGACGCAACAATGGACATAGGTACGGCATGGTTTTCTTGTCGAACCGCACTAGAAAAATACTACCTAGGATACTACTTCACGCCCGACTATTCAGAACAGCTAGTAGAGGTTCTAGCCGGATACAAACGGTGGCTTACTGACAAGGAGGTATCAGGGGAGGTTCACGTTGGTAGTCCTCCTGAGCGGAAAGGTGAGGTCAGACGATATGTAGGCGGGGATGGACGTTGGCGTATCGTTGTCAAAACAGGGGGTGAAAAATGAGCAACACTAAACTTGACCCGCAACCGGCTATGCGCCTGCTTGATACCCACATGACATTCCCTACTGCGTCGGACATTGCCCGTATCGCTGCATCCTTAAAGGACAAACAAGGTAGGTCGCTACGGATAGGTCAGCCCTTCGGCGTGAAGAAGTTACGTCTGAGCACACAAAGGTCACGCTGGCTATTGAATATGGGCTACGTCAAGAACGGACCTACAGGTGAGCTACTTGTGTCGAGTGAACCATGGAGCGAAAAGGAAGGAGACTGTATCGTGCCTAACGCTATCGCTCTGGACGAAGAGATACGTCGTCTGTATAGCGGTCAGTTTTATCTTGAGACAGTATGGCAAACCCCCTTGCTCAAGTGTGACGTACACGAGGAAGCACCATCATGGTACGAAGGGTCACCGTCTGGTCTTTGGAAGGTCCGACGCACGGTAGAATAAAAAAACATTTGACACCATATTAAGACACGTTAATATATAACCACAACCAAACGAGGACACTATGACAACCACACACGAACGGCAAACACTTTGGACACGAGGGTGCTGGACCTTTGAGCTAGTTACGCCCGAATACCGCACGCCCTATTTTCGGCTGATTAAAGATGGAACAAACTCTACTCTGACAAACTATCCTGTTCTGTATGATGACGGCACGGTAGGCTATGACCACTACGGCGTGCCCGAAGGTATCCAGAAAAGGGTACGGCGCACGATGGTCGCCCACAAGAGGCGCACGGAGATAACAACCGTGCAGGTATCTATCGAGTATACCGATACTTTTGGCGGCGAAGCAAACTATAGTTGGGTCCAACGTCACGACGTAACAGTACCGGCGGCCACGAGCGACCTATCCATAGTCAGGCTAGCTAAGAAGCTATGCGGTCTATCGGGCGTGCGCTGCAAACGAGAGGAATATGCAGGGCTGATTCGACTAACGCCCTACAATACCTGCACAACCATGTTTATTGAGTTTAACTAACCACAAAGGAGGCCAACATGCCAACGAATCCAAACTTCAACCCGAAGACCTTTCGGTACACCCCACAGCTAGTAGGCCGCAAGGACACTCACAGCACCACACGAACAGTGAAGCTAACCTACGACAACGGCACGGGTCAATACGTCGGCACCATTGAACACAAACGCGGCACCATTCGAGCCTACGGAAACACCGATAGTGACGCTGCAAGGAACGCTATCAAGGAATACAACAAGCGAGCGCACCACACTGTGACCATCAACTAACCAACCACAAAGGAGACAAGACCATGACGACCACGACAAAAGGACAGCACGAACAAAAGGAAGCTATTGAAAACTTGCGGGCACTATTCAAGGGAGCACGCAAACGTGAGACACTGACCGTCTACTGCATACTGCGGCATCGGTCGCGCTCTGGAATGTCGCGGGTCATTGATATGTTCGTCATTCGAAACGGACAGCCCTATCGCCTATCGTGGAACGCGAGTAAGGCTATCGGTTGGGCGTATGACCGCGAGCATAACGGCGTCAAGGTACGCGGATGCGGAATGGATATGGGGCATCATCTAGTCTATACGCTGTCTCGCGTCCTGTTCCAAGGCTCCAACAAGAAAGACTACAACGGGAATGTCCGCAATGACAAGGGCTACGTCCTTAACGCTGAATGGGTTTAGGAGGCCGCTATGCTTTATTATATCCTGACTTGCAATAAAACGGGCGAAACCGAAGACGTGGTAGTCTGCGACCTGCACGCGAAAGACATGCCGCTAGTCAACGGGGAGGATGTTCGCGCCTACCCTGCCGACAAAGACTGTGACTGTGACTTTTGCCCCAGAGGAGGTAACGCATGAAAAGCATAGCGCAGTTCAAGATGTTGTGGGACGCCATTGACTTCTGCGAGGCGCTCCGCCGCGGCAACCTGCGGGTATGGTGGGAGGAAGACGGTTTGTATCACGTCTACGATATGGGAGGTGACGCATGAAACGAAGCACACAAGCAACGCACAGGACCGCATCGATCACGACTGAGGCAGACGTTCCCAACAGAACGATTACCGCCACCACACTGGACAAACGAGGCGATGTCATATCCGTCACAACGGAGTACAACATGTGGCACGATGCCGTTCGCAACCACAAGACCGCTGCGCGTCACCTCGCGTTCTGTCTGGGCAAAACGCAAGAGCGTGAAACCTCCGGTGGCGATACGCTCAGGGTTCGCCTCCACCACGCGCCCACGCACAACAAGCAGGTCTTCACCCACATCATCGAAGTATACCGAGAAGACGCCATCACATTCAACTACTGACGCCCTTGACATTCCCTTGACATATTAATCTACAACCACACACAACAACACGTTATAATATAATCAGACAACAAAGGAGGACACTATGCTACACTTAATACTTCGATTCCCAAACAAAGAAGCTATGGACGAATGGGTAGAGGACCACGTTTGGAGTGACATTCTACCGAAAGGGACCATTGCTCGCCAAGCGGACTCACTAGACAAAGCGAAGCCGCGAGACACTTTCGTCCTAGAGCGTGAAGACAAGGGAGGTGAAGAATGATTCAAGTTTCTTTCACACTCGAAAGCGGAACCAACCCCACACAAGAGGTAGACTTGGCGAGAGTTTTAGACGGAATGCAGGCCGCCATCGATGACATTGCCGGACACTTGGAAGCGGTCGGAATCTACCCTGACATTCACGATATGGAGCAAACAATGAGCGTAGAAAGTATTCAAGGAGGTGAGTAATGGGCGACCCATGCGACGGACACACAGCAGCGTGCTGGGCGGCAGAGGAGAGGGCGCACGCCCGACAAGTTGAGGAAGAGGAGCAACTAGAGCGAGAGCACGAGAGTGCGGTAGACGCATACGTTCAAGAGGTAGGTGAGTTTCATATGTGTATCGCGGACTTCCTTGTCGCTTGGCTAAAGTTTGCGGAGACGCTTCGCGAGACTGGAGAGGGGCAAGAGCCTGTGTTCCCTCCTACTCCGATTCACCCCGACAACCTACCAGCGGACGCCCGTGAGGAGATACCGTATTGATTGATTGGGAGGACATGATTCGATGGTGCGCTGTGTGTCACCGGATGTTCGCCAAAGCTAAAACCTGCCCCCACTGTGGGGCGAATCACAAAGAGGAAGGACAACAAGGCAGACATCGAATAATAAATATTTGCACAAAACAACAACACCAGATATAGTAGTTATGCAACCACAAAGGAGAACACAATGGGAAAACTAGACGAGCTTTATACTCGGGCATTCCAGCCCACTACCGAGGTCGAAGAGAGACTAGACCGAGAGGTCCTGACTCTAACCACGAGACTCGAAGTCTTGGAAGAGCGACTACTCAGGACGCAGAAGCAGTTGCTTCGAGTAGTTGGCATCCTGACCGGTACAGACGAGGCGGAGCACATCATCCGTCTATGTGACTCGAACGACTGATGCCCATCTATGAGTATCGGTGCGAGGAGTGCGGGCATCGCTTCGAAGTCCTAACCTCCTCGCGCCACGCGCAACAAGACTGTCCCGAGTGCGGACACGAGCGTTGCACCAAACTTATCAGCACCGGCTCTTTTATTCTGAAGGGCGGGGGCTGGTATTCAGACGGTTACCAAAAACCAAAGGAGAACAAATAAGATGCCACAATACGAAACCACACTAGAACCACTCTGGACCTATGACGAGGCGTCAGACGCCCTCAAGATTCCCAAGAACACCTTGTACTCGATGGTGAAGAAGAACACCATTCCTTACATTCGAGTAGGCCCGAAGACTGTCCGCTTCTACCCCTCGGTATTGGAGCAGTGGCTGAATCAAAAGACCGTGGGCGTAAAGAAATGAAGTGCCCTGCCTGCGGAAACCCGAACACCAAGGTGGTGGACTCGGTAAAGACGTACACTAGAAACGCTGATAAAAAGCAGTATATCATCAACCGCATAACGCAGGCGCTTCGCCTTTCGTCACCTCGCGAGCTTGCTCGTCAAGGAGGCGTAGGCCGCCGCCGTTACTGCAAAGACGGTTGCCAGATATACTTCATAACCCACGAAAAGATGCTACAGATAATGAGGCGAAAATGAGGGCACACGGATACGGTTGGGTGTCTCTGGATGAGATACAGGGTTTTATGGCCTCGATGTCTCTTGAGCTTGAAGACGAACCCGACAAAACAGATGAGGTTTTGTATGCCCTCATGGGTGACATGTTCAACCTTGACATGTTTATCGAGGGTGACATGCTGACCATCACAGGCAACAAGCGAGACATATGGTCATGGCTCACCTTTTCCATGTGGTATTCGGTGAATGAATCATGACGCTCCACCCGTGGGTGCTTGATGGATTCCTCACCAAGTATCAAAATGAAGGCTGGGACTTTATGTTTCAGAAGGACGCTATCTTGTGGTGGGCGTGCGGGTCAGGCAAGACGCTGGCCGCCCTCTTGTGGGCTTCGTCACAAGGAGAAGAGGGCAAGACCTTGGTCATCACTCGCGCCCCTGCTCGACGGCAGTGGCAGCGCGAGGTGTCGCACTACACCAACGGTCGCGCCGTTGTCGGAGAGGGCCGAACACCGCTCGCCCTCGAAGAGATGCGCGATGCAGACATCCTGATTCTCTCTTGGGAATCTATGCCCTACTGGGTAGACGCCATCGACGAGTGGCGCAAGACAGCGGGCAGGCTCTTTGTTGTGTGGGATGAGCTACACAAGGGTAAGGCGTGGAAGCGGAAGGAGAAGTACCTGACTCGCAGCGGCAAGACAGGCTACCAGTGGGCAGAGAACAGGGCCGCAGCAGCGTGCAGGATTTCGCGAATGGCGTACCGAAGGTTGGGCCTGACGGCAACCCTGATTCGCGATAGGGTCGCAGACCTCTGGGCGCAAGCGGACATTGTGTCGCCCAACTTCTTTGGTTCTAACTGGGATTTCATCCATCGCTACTGTGACGCAAAGCGCAGTCCTTTTGGCGGCTTGGATACAAGCGGGCGTTCCAATGAGTTGGAGTTAAAGCAAAAGCTAAAGAAACTTGTTCACGTTGTTTCTCGTGAGGAGATGGCCCGCAATCTTCCGCCGAAGCGTAGGCAGCTAGTCTATCTTTCCAAGAGTGACCAAGTGCGCCCCAGCGGATTTGCTGCCGACATGAAGCGTGCGGCAAAGAACGGAGCGCAGGCTTTGTTTGAGATGAAGCTACTCGAAGCGGCGAGTCGTAAGCGCAACTGGATTGCGGAGACGGTGGGTGATGCCCTCGACGCGGGACAAAAGGTTTGCGTTTTAACTGGGCGCAGGAAGGATTGCGAGGCGTTGGCCAAACTTATTACGAAGAAGGCCAAGGATAATCCGGTTTGGACTGGCCACGGTGGTGAT